TGGATACTTGAATCTCTCTCCATCTTCGTTTTCAATGTACAGTGATTGTATCTGTCTTGATCTCGCACCGGGCACGGTCTCATCAACTTTGCCTTTGTGTCTGATTATCAATTTTGTTTTGTTTAGGTTCTCGAATGAACTCTTAGAAGTGCCTGTTAGGCCTTCTGCAACTGGTGCCTTTTCAACACCCGCTAATTTAGTGATTCTCGCTAGTTCTTCTGACATTTCATCAGTATTTACCGTTTTGTTCGTATCTGCAAGATTTTCATAGTCCTGCTTCGTTAGGTTGTTTTTTGTGATATCTCTAACATCAAACCTCATTTGATGTTCTACAGCGAAGTCTTTCAACTCCTTAAGGAACGCATACCATTCGTCTCTGCTGTCCTCATCAATCTTGTTCACTAGATCCCTGTTGTAATACACTTTCATGTTCTCACCGTCTGCTAGGCTTATGCTCACGCTACCAAAAGTGTCTGCGTCCTCGGCAAATTCGAACTCAAAGAACACTGCACTGCTTGGATCGGCTGTAGCGGCACCATTCTCATCACCTAGTCTGATGTTCGAGAATTGCGATCTTATCTTGTTGAATAAATCTTCGGAGTTTTTAGGGTTCATATAGTGTATTTATTATCCTGTGAACGATCCAAATATGGGCATTGGAGTTATCTCACTTGTCCTATCTGTCCATTTTTCAAATATTTTAGGGTCAAAATCCGCCAGCACTTTCATCATACGAGTCATTAACAAACATGCACTTACGAGGTCATCGTGCTGTCCTGGTTTTGCTTTGAAACTCATGCCGCTGGCCACAAAGTCTTTTAACTCTGATATAAGCAGTTGTGAATTGATCTTCATCTTATTGTTCTCTATAAGTTCTTTAAATTTTGTACAGGCATCTATCTTGTGTTTGGCAGTGGTGTTAAACCCTCTTCTGAATTTCCTTCTGTGGCCTTTTCTTATGGGCTCTGACAAGAACATGCCCATTATGTTTTCTTCACCAATATCCATCACTCTTAAAAGTGCGGCCTCTCCGATTGAGTTGTTCTCCATGCTGTAGAATATCTGTGGTGTGGCCGATGCATCTTTTTCCATGATTGCATCATGAAGATGTTTTGTTATTCCTTGCAGGATTCTTACCTGTTGATTCATTGGTGTTGTATTGTGGTGCCATTCACCCACTTGCTCGAACGTGGGTAATTCAAAAACTTGTATTGCGGCGTAGTCTCCACCTGTTCCCATGGCAGGATCTAATGATACCATGTAGGTCATTCCTGGCGTAGGTCTCTTGAACCAACGTACCTGTCCTGTTGTCTCCACAGGTGCCGAGGCCTCCATGTCTGCTAGGTGTATACTGTCAATTAGGGTTTCATCAAAGATCAAGAATTCACATTCGTGTTCCCTTCTGAATCTCTCATCACCGATCCTGGCTTTCTCAGCCTCCGCCCATTCTTCGTTTCTGTCTGGGTGTTCTGACCAGTGTGCTTTCATGGCATAGAAACCATTGGTGCCTACTAGTTTGTCATTGCCGTATTCATCAAATCTCTTGTTTGCCTCCTTCCAGATCAATGCGAACTGGTCTTCATCCGAGTTGGGTGTGCTCGTGATCATGCACTTACCACCTGTACTCAATGTTGGAGATAGTGAAGTCCAGAATTCCTTTGCTTTCTCTGGTGGTTGCACGAACGCGAACTCATCACAGTAAATTAGTGTAAGTGACATACCCCTACCTGTGTTCTCAGTTGTCGTTGTGGCCATTATCTTTGATCCGTTGTCAAACTCTATGCTGTTCCTGTTGTATTGTGTCACACCTGCCTTGATCCAACTGGGCAACATCTCATAGGCATAACGCACCCTCGACATGATGTCTGATGCACCTGCGTATTTGTGTGCCGCGATTAGTATCTGTGAATCTGGTCTGAACATTGCATACCATATTAGGAAGCCAGAGGCACATGTGGTCTTTCCTGTCTGCCTGGGAAGCATGGCGATCGAGAATCTGTGATCGTTGTAACTGTTGATCAGTCTCTCTTGGTATGGGAATGGCTCGAATGGCATTGATCCTTTGACCGGGTGCTGTATCTTCATGAATGTTTTCATAAAGAACAATGGTCCGGTTTTAGTATCCATGCATTTCTCAAGTTGTTCCACTTGTGTCTTGCTGTACTTGTGTTTCTTGTGCGCCTTCTTGATCTGGTCGCTATCTAGTGATACATACGCCATAGTGTAGTATTTAACGCTGTGATGGTACTTGGAAAAGTATTACTTTGCTTCTTTGTCTTTGATGGCTTTTTTCATTGGTTCTTTTTTGTCGCCATCTTTGTCCATGTCTAAGAAGTCAGGTTTTGCCGCTTCTTGATATGCAGTTTTGAAACTTTCGTACTGTGTTCTAAGACTGTTAGCCAACTCTTCTTCAGTGATCTTGTCCTCTGCCGCCATTGGGTTATCGCCTGGAGAAACTCTTGGATGAGTTTGCTTTTGTCTGTTCAATCCACCTGAGTGTTTGTTCACTAAACTGTCTATGTCTTGTACTTTCTCTTCAGGTTCGTTTGCGAACGTTTCTTCTTTTTGCTCGTCTTCTGGATTTTTTATGATGTCTCTCATTCTAGCCATGTCCATTGAACCCGCCGCGTCGTCTTGATCCATTTCTGGTTCTGCTTGTGCTTGTGGTTCGTCTGCACCGATCATTGCTGGATCAACCTGTTGCACACCTGCAAGTTTTAATATCTGCATCATCATTGATGCTTCTTGTGGAGTGTCAGTTGAAATCTGGATTGCTTCTTTTACAGTTTCTTTTTTGTCTTCTTTGCCTGCTTTTTTGTCATGGTATGCTTTTAGACCCGCTGGCATCTTGCCTTCAACTGCTTCTTCTGTTCCGTTGATGCTGTCCCAGAAACCTGCTAGGCTCTCGCCATGTTTCTTAATGAATTCTTCTCTTGAAAGTTTCTCTGCCTCGTCGTGCAGGTAGTCTTTCATGCCACCTTCTGTGACTGCTTTTGGATTTGTCTTCTCAACGTTCTCCACTGCGTCCTTGACCAATTCAGGTCTTGATTCTGCTATTTCTTTTAATTTTGTTAACACGTCGATCATTTCCATAACTTATTTCCTTTTTGGGTCTGGGTGTGGGTTTGTTGATTTTGTCAGAGGACTGGGTGTTCCTTCCTCTTCCTTGCTCATTGCATTCTCTTTTTCTTTTGGAGCGTCTTTGTTCACTTCTCTGTCTTTGAGTAATTCTTTAAGTAATCCCATGTTTGCTTTTGTTGAATGGTAATCTTCTGCGTTAACTTTGGGTGCATCTTTGTATTCTATGTCGTGCAGTTTGTTTGCGTATTCTGATTTCTTCGCAACCTGCATGTCGTTCTGATATTCCTCTGTAGGCTCGTTTGGTTTCCTAACAACGATGTGTGTCGCTGGAATCCTTAACAAGTCTGAAAGGTACTCATGCATCACTCTTGGTGACTCTGGATAGTTCGTTGTCACGTCAAAGATCGTCACTTGCTCGTTGCTTAAGGCAGGAAAATCAAGTGGTAGCGTCATGATTGGTGTTGTCTTACCTGCTGACATGCTGGCAAGATCAAATTTTTGCAGTGCTGTCTCCAGAGCATTTACATCAATGTCTTTCTTTGCCCCTGCGATCTTTATTTTGTAGTCATATGACTTAGTTGATTCTGTTAGATAGTCTTTGAATGTGCTCATATGCAATATTTAGTCTTTTTTTGAAGTTATTGAATGAAATTTGTTAGAATCTCCATATCTGATCAGGCCATTCTTTGGCCACTCGTTTCATGCCAAAACTTGCTAATTTCTCTAGAATTTTAGTTTTAGACCTGCCATACCTTTCACCTGACTTATTGGCCTCTATCTGTATCCATGGCCTGTTGCTTAGAATAGTTTCTTTAGCACCTTCTAGCAATGGCACTTCGAATCCTTCTACATCAATCTTAATTACATCCACGTCCTGGAAGTTATAACTGTCTAGAGTTCTAATTTGTATAGGACCATTGTTTTTGGTGACATGGTACGTGCCTTCGTGCGTCTCATAATCCATGGAGACTGTACCTGGTTTGTCACCCAGTGCTACTTCGTGCAAGGTCAAATTCTTTATGTGTTTTGTATTATTTTTATATTTAGGAAGTATTTCAAGATTTGGTTCAAATGCTTCGATCTTATCACATTTATCATACCAGTTTATGGTCCAATTCCCAATATGTCCTCCGCAATCGATTAGTCTACGTAATTTTAAGTCTTTGACATAGGTCCATAACCAAAGGAAGTGTCCGTCGTTCGGATATTTCTTGGTAGGATCTGCAAATTTCATACCTAATCTTTTTTAAGAAGTTTCTTCATTAATTCGTTACGATCAGATATGACGAATCCGTCACTTTCTTCTACTGGACCGCCGTCTTTGTTGCCCTGATCTAACTTCTGCTTCTTGAGTTGCAATTCGATCATCTTAAGTTTCTTGTCGATCTTGCCGCTTTTGGCGTCTATGGCGTTCCTTAGGAAATTTCCTGCAACTTCAAATATCCTTCCGGAATATCTAGAATCAACGTTCATGCCCAGATCCATTAGATTCTTGTAGCTCTCTTCTGCTTCTATGGCCAGTTTGTCTAACTCGAGGTCTGATAGTTCTCCTAACCCTTTTACTTGGGGCAGTGCCGCCGCCACCTTGTCAAATTCTGCATAACTCTTCTGTAGATTTTTCTGTGTTTGAGGATCTAGGTTCTTGGCTGATGCGTGTTGACCATTGGACTCCTTGATCTTCTTGTCTTTTTCCTTCTTGTCTACCTCTTTGAATGCTTCTTTGACATTTGGTAAATTGAGGATGTCTTCTAATTTCTTTGTCATTGTCGTATTTACTTACGTTTGCCGTTGTGGAACAACTGTTCTTCTGATACCACCCTGAACTTGATCCGCCTCTGTTTGGCGTATGCGTTTGCGGCCTCCCACTTGGCCATGTTTATCACAACCTGTTTCTTCTTGGCCATGCTCTTGCCAGCGGCCTCCATGGAGGTCTGGCTCATGGGTTTTACTTCCACCATTTCCGCATGTTTGCGACCTTCCTTGTCCTGGTACACAATGAAGAAGTCTGGCACATACACAGTGTACTTGCCTGTGAACGGATGCCTGTATGGAATCTTGATTGATTCACTGGCCCACTGGTACACATTAGGATGTTCATCGCACAATCTCATGAAAGAGTGTTCCCAACTTGACCTGTATGTTGGTGTTTTCGTGCCCACGTACTTCTCTTGATTCTTGGGGGAGAACTTGCCCCTAGCAAATCTCGGTAACATTAGTCTATGATGTTTCTAGATACCGTCTCTTTGGTGGCCAGGGTCTTCCTCACACCCAACCTACTTGACTTGTATCTGTTGGCGTTTAATATTATTGTCATTAACTCAGATAGCAATGCCGGTGTGGCGTACGTCAACTGGTCTAATATCTGTTGTGGTTTGATGTTGTCTATCTTGGCCTGTGACAGTATGGCGTATGCTGTAGATTCCGCCGCAGTCCTAGAGAAATTACGTTTTACGAAGAACGCTATTGTGCTGTCATACTCTCCCACATTGAATTGGTAGTCAGTCTCGTATGGTGTGGTGGTCAGTTTCTCCACAGTCTTCTGTAACTCGTCCTTGTCCTTGGGTGGTAGATTTGTGTAGAATTCTGTCATTATATCGTAGTCTTCTCTGTTGCTATCTCCACATCCTGTGTCTGTCTTTCAATTTTTATGTATCCTTCCGTGACCAACTTCCTCACATCTGTGATTGCCTTGCTGGTGTAAACATTTTTTATGTTGTCAGCGGATGATTCATATTCCAGATTAGATTGTGCTATCGTGAGTCCCTTACGAGAACCAATGTCCTTGAAGTATATGGCGGCCGCTATCTCATCTCTTACGTTCGCATCATTGGACACAAGATTGAATGACTCGTCAGCACCTAGGAAGTTCACCGTGTCCACGGTTGAATTTACTATCACTGTGTTGTCGGCCTGGTTCTTGTTGTCTGCTGTGCCCCTCGACGATGCCAACGCCGTGGCCCCTATTACAGCCGCGGCCCCCACACTGAACTGTGCCACAGGATTTGATATAGTGCCTGCCTGCTTGCCAACCTCAAGAATGCCGTCTTTGGCAATCCCTTTTAATTCGGCCTTTACATCTTTTTTCTTAATTTTCTTGGCATTCCTGTAAGTGTTAGACGCACCCAGTATGGCTCCTAGTATGTTTCCAGATTGCACATTCCTTATTACAGATCCAATTCCGTCAACAACACCACCAGGTCCAAATATGCTGTTGGTACCGCCTCCTAACACACTCAATGGGCTAGGGGATCGATCGTAGTTGATGGTCGCGAAACCTGGAACGTTGTTCCTGTTGATTATGCCTGCCTTGTATATGACGGTCTCGTACAGTATCTGCATTGTGTTGTTCAACACTCCCGCACCGTCTGCCTGATCTAGGTTGTCATGTGAGAATGATCCGATCACAGGGTTGACCAAAGTCATTGACGTGAAACGTTTCTTATGCAACACGAAGATCTCGATGCCTTTGAGGTACGGTTTCTGCCTCTGCCTAGGCGTGTCCATACCAAATTTGGTGGTCTGTCTCGCATCACCGAAGTTGTAGTAATCGTCCTTGGTGTCGTTTATTGTTAGGTCACTGTTCATGCCTATCGAATCTGCTATGTTGTACTCGTAGTACTTCTTCCAAAATGCATTCACGGTGTCTGCATGATCATCGTGGAATGTGATGTTCACAGGTTCGTACGCTATCCTTGTGCCAGCATACATCTTCTTGTTGTACTGAGTCTTCTCCTCGTAACTCATGTTGTACTTAGGCAGTTCACATGCTTTGACCAACATGTTCAAGTGGTACCTCTCATCTGAGTTCAATTTCGCTCCTCCCTGGAACAATGACTCATCGGTGTTGAACACAACGTGGAACAGGAACTTCTGTTTTGGCATCAACTTGTAGTTGTCGTCTATGTACAATCTAGATGCGTGTTGGTAGTCTTTCATACCTGGTAATCCGTCCTGGAAACCTTTTAAGAAGTTGTTTATGCTTGGCATACTCGTATTTATGGCCACAAAAAAAGCGCCTATAAAGACGCTTTTGATGTTATAATTGCTAACTTAATTTTTTGTATTACTGTCCACCACCTGTACTTAGAGTACCGATCGTTCTAGATACCGCTGTTCCAATTCCTGTTCCTGTTGGAGTTTGGATTGCGTTGTCGTATCTGATCGACATTGTGATTGTAGCCGGATCTGAAGTTGCGTATGCCAACGTGTTGTAGTTCACGTTCTCTACGTATGCACCGTACAATTCAAATGTTTCTAGCACATTTGGTGCACTTGCGCCATTACCACCGTCTAACATTTCGATTCTAGCAGTGAATTTGTAATCAATACCAGACGCCGCTGAACTCTGTTCAAAGAAATCAAACTGTTTCTGGATCTGTTCACCAACCAGTTTAGTAACTGAGTTGTTCACGTCATCTCTTAGATTGATTGTGATTGGATCCCATGTGTGTTTACCTGCAACGTAAACTTTTGAGTTGTACACGTCTAGTGTCACGTTGTCAAAAGTCAAGTTAGGTCTTGTGATATCGATAACTTGTTTAGTCAGTTCTGATCTTGGTGTTGATACTCCAAAATTTTCCAGGATCGCTCTGAAACGATACTGTAGTTTTGGCATCAATAAACCCTGTGATGCTGAACTCTGATCGTTTGCTAGTGGTACTGTAAATTTTGATAAAGTTGATATTGCCATCTGTTTCTCCTATTTATTCAAAATTAGTTCCCTAACTTTGCAATTTCTCCTGTGTTTTTGATTCTCAACGGTATGTAAATGAATTCAACTGATTTGATCGGCTCAATTGCTATATCCACATAAAGTTCGTTCCTGTCGATCCTTGTAGGTGTGTTGTTAGTCTCATCACAAACTACTAGGAAGTCATACAATGCTCTCTGACCTGTTAACTCCAACAAGAATGATTCTACTGCACCCTTGATCTCGTTTCTAGTCAATTCATCATTTGGTTCAAAGATGAATGGTTTAGCGATTGCATCTAGTTGTGTTCTTAGATACACTGCCAATCTTGAAACGTTGATCCTGTCCAATGCAGAACTTGCCGATGTTTTAGTCAAGTTACCGAAGTTAACGATTCCTGCACCTGAGAAGAAAGTTATTGGGTTAACTTTGACCTCGTGCATTGAATCTCTCACTGACTCCGTAACAGATATTGTTTGGAATTCACCACTTGCTGTGTCGATGTAACCAACCGATGTGGCGTTGTCAACGATACCTCTTCTTGTTCCTGATGGTGCGAACCATGGGAAAGCGATGTTGTCGTTGTTGGCCAGTGTTCTCAACATCATGTGTGATGGTGGAACAACAATTGATTTACCTGTGTTGTCTGTTGTCAAACCAGATGGATAGAACACACCCAAGTAATCACTTGCACTTACTAGGCCGTCTTCACCGTTGTCAAGTGCTGACGCTGTGTTGTTAGCCCAGTTTTGGATTGCAGTTGACGTACCTTCTAATCTCATAGGTGTGTCACCCACTACAAACGCTGTGTTGTTTCTGTCTGTGTTTAAGTTGATCATGTTTGACATTAACTCTGGGTAACCAGGACAAGCAATTACGTTGAAGCCTCTTTGGTCTTCTCTTATCGCTTGGTTAGTGTCGATCTCTGATTTAAGTTGTTCAACGATCACTTTTCTCTGTGCTTTCCTACCAAAAGAACCAGAACCGTCTGCGTTGTTGCTTGATTTAGTAACCCATCTGTCAGGGAAGTAAGTTGATACGCTCTCGTTACTTGCTCTGATGTTACCTAAACCAGTTGCACCGCTTCCTGGATATTTCGTAGTTGTGATGTAGTTGTTCTTGTATTCCTTGACGTTGTAACCAGATCTTCTTGTGTTCCATAACAAGATACCTTGTGGGTAGTTGTCTGGGTTAGGAGCATCTGGATCTAGGAAGCCATCGCTCAACAAGTCTTTGATTGAGCTGGCTGTACCCGCACCGCCTGTAGACAATGAATCCGCCTTGTCTGCCGCTGTGTGATATCTAGCATCCGCGAACACAATACCGTCTTCTGTGGTTTGGTCTGCTTTGTCAACCAGTTCCCAGGCCGCACCTGAAGTGGTCACTGCCACTTGGTTCGCTGTGTTTGTAGAACTCAAGGTTGCTGATGTGTTGTATTTGTAAAGTTTTGGATAGTTTTCTAAGTCTGAAGTGTCAATCCATAAGTCGTTAGTCACAAGTGCAGTACCGTCTGACTGTGTAGTCGGTGCTGTTGCTGAAAACTGTGGACCATTTGGATCTGTGGTTGCGTATGCTGTCGCATAACCAACCCAAGTCGTACCGTTGTGTGCCATGATGTCTGCTTCGTCTGTCGCAGTGTGATACCATAATGTACCATCCGCTGGCTCGTTGCTTGGAGCACTTGTTGAAGCAGTGTAACTCAATCTCTTCCAGTTACTTGCCATGATACCTGTGTTAGCACTTGAGTCAATGCTATCACCTGTTGGTAGGTCATACAAGTTGTCGATCAAAGTTGAACTGTTCGCTGTGTATGTTCCGTAAGCGTGTGCCGTCGTTGCACTGAAACCTGCATCTGCTAGTGGTGTTCCAGTCATGCCTTCTTCAGTCATTCTGAACTCACCGCCCAGTGCGTGTGTCATCTGGATAGCACCTGTTGATAGTTTAGTTGCAGAAACGTTCGTTAAACCCGCCGCACTCACTGCCGCCACAAATGCATCTGCATCTGTACCACCCAGTGTTACTGTTACTGCTGAACTCAATGCTTCTTGGTTCTTCACTGATTCCTGTATTTTGAAAGTGTCTGAACCTGTGAAAGTTGGAGATGTGTTGTTACTTGTGATAGTTGTAGCACCGCCCTCGTATCTGAACAGTTGGAAGTCACCAACGTTAGGGGTAGCATCTGCGGCATCACCTGCCGTCATTGACTCTTCAGTCACGTTGTACTGTGCGTACACTGTGCCTGTGCTCAATGCAGTTCCGCCA